TATATCCAGAGAATGTTCTTGCTTCTGCTCTTACAATCTCCAAATCTCCTAAAAACGTAAATAATAAATTATCATTTAAATCCTTACCCATTAAATTATAGATATAAATAACTCTACCTGTAACTCTAATTCCATATCCATCAGGAAGTTTGTTTTCTATAAAGACTCTACCCTTGTAAAATATTTTTAAAGATTTAAATATTCCACTCTTTACAAATTTAACTTCATTAGAAACTATATTAATCTCTCCATGTGTTGAATTTGCATATGCAGAATTATAAATTAATCTATTTAATTGTATTAATGATTTTGTTTTTCTATCCATATGTTCTCCTAATATTTTTATTATATTTCATCAAAACCAACATCATCAACAAATTCTCCTAAAGCAGAACCTCCAAAGTCTAATTCATCGTAGCTCAAAATTTCATTTATAATTAAAACAATATCTCCTACATTTATAAAACCATCATCATTAACATCATAAAATAATAGTTCTGAAGCAGAAGTTTCTTCTTGAGATATAATTTGATTTACTAATGCAACAATATCTGCTACATTAATAACTCCATCAAAATTTAAATCTCCAACTGCAAAAGGCAAGGATTCTTGCAACACATCTAAATCTTTTTCATTTACAAGACCATCATTATTTATATCTGCAACTCGCTTTTGAGTAGATGTAAAGTATTTTTCGCCACCAAATAAATAGTTTTCAAGAATAAAAAAATCATCTAAACTCCTATATCCTGTATCGCTAACAGACTGAAGTCGTGTCAAACTTCCTGTAGCACATTGGAATTTAAAAGGTGTTAAGTCGTGTAGTTGCATACATTCAATATCAATGTTTTTTAATTTTTTTGTTATTTTAGTTATTATAAAAAATGGATATATTGTCTGTGCATTTCTTATAACTTCTTGAGTATAATCTTCCCCATAAGCCCTTACATTTTCTATTAAGCTATCAAATTCAATAATATCTCCAGCCTCTAAAGAAATATATCTACTAATAGGAAGGTTTATTTTAAAAACATTATGTTGATTGCAATTAAACATATATAAGAAATTTCTTAATCTTTCTGCAGTTGATTTATCTCTTATGTACTTACTTTCAAATTCTAAAACTTTATCCTCTCTATCTAAACCAAGATAAGAATATTTATATCCATCTGGTCTACCTTCTTCTCCATCTCCCTTACCAAACATATCATATCCATCAACATAACCTGTTTCTTCTAAAAAGTCATCTTCTGCATAATCCATTTTATATTTAACATTAACTAATGTGTTTATATGTTGTATTGGAGTTCTCGAAAATGAGTATTTAATTATATCTGATGTATTTATAACTTGAGAAACATCTTCATCAGAATATGTGTCTTTTATGTAAGAGAAAGAAAAGTTAGAACCACTTTTAAATCTTGGAAATAATCTTGTATTTTTTGACAATTCTTCTATTATCTCCTTACCTTTTTTAACTTCTTTTACAGTAAAGGCATATTTATCGCCTGAATGTATTAAATTAAATCCTTCTAAAGAATCTTCATCTAATACTTCATCAAACATTAGTTCATTTTCTATAAAATGATTTATAATTTCAGATGGGTTTTCTATTAAACTATTATTATCATTTATTCTACCAGAGACATTTAAATAAAAAGGACTATCAAGTGCTTTCTCAAATATTATATAATGTAATAAACCAACATCATGTATTTGTGTAAATAATGTTGCCTTATTAGTGCTTCCGCCTTCATTTACAGTTCCATTGGAACTTATTGTTTCTAGTCTATATGTTAAATTTATATTTGAAAATGTTGATGTATCTGCAAAATCTTTAAATTTTCCACTATAATCACCTGAAATTCCATTAAAAAAATTATTTGCATTTGTATCTATTTCATTATCACCTTGAATTAAATCATTAGAGCTTGTACTCCAAAATGGGTCATTATCTAAACACAATGGTAATGTTTTATCTATAAGTTTACTTGCCCAATCTTCATCATCAAATGTTGCATAATTTAATGTTCCTGCCTCATCTCCTGTTTGTATTTGGTCTGCAGGAGCTGTTTGAAGTATAAAGTGCATAGAAGATGCACTATCTGTATTCACAGAATCAAAAAAACATTTTATAGTACCTTTGAAATATGTTTCACTACTAATTTCATCTGATATATCTAAATCATTAAATGGAAATATTAAACTTACTCTTGAATCAGGAGTTGTTGTTCCATAATTATCTCGTATAGTAAATGTTTCTGAATTATCATTCTGTAATATACCATAAGACACTCCTTCATATACTATATGAGAACCACTACCATTTCCAGACCTATAGTGTCCTCTATGAGCACAAGGGTACATTGTATTAGCATTGATATGTATTTTTCCTTTTAAATCTGTATAAGTTCCATTATTTGAATCAAATGGAGTTTCGTATTCATATCCATAATTCCATAAGGCATCATTAGGAGGACTATGACCAACTCCATCTATCCTTTTTTTAGCCCAAATAACCCAAGAAGAATCTGAACTTGCTAATATATTTGATTTCCTTGTTCTTGATGCTTCCCAACCTCCCATATAGAACCCATAAGAACCAAACCATATTCCAGATGAACTAAATCCATTGCTTGTCCAACTTGTATTATAATTATTATCTTCATGTATTAATTTCCCTCTATAGCTTCTAAAATGTGTTCTCTTATCCTGAAAGGATGTCGTTATATCAGTTGGTGCAAATTCTGCAAAATCCTCTGAATTAAATAGATAATCATAAGAATCTTCTATCTCAAATATATTATAAATTCTAACAGAAGTTCCATCTAAAGGTTCTTGTATTGTTCCATTGTCCATAGTAATCCAAACTTCTTCAAACCCTAATTGTTCTATCAAACTACCTTTAACTTTATATTTAAAAAATATAGGTTGTGGGCTTGAAATAGAACCATCTTCAGGTGCATTATTAACAAACCAATCACCCTCTTTTGTATAGCTGTTTAAATCATTGTCATCAGTAACACCTATTTTAGTTTTATATTCATTAGGATATTGTTCGTGAAATGGCTGATTGTCATGTCCTGAGTCTTTAAATACTATCATTCCAGCAGAATTTTCTGTATACAAATCAAACTCATCTCGCAGTTTCCATTCTACTTCATTCTTTATTTTCCCTGCTGTTGGTAAATGTTTATATACAATGTGAGGGTCATCAAACCCTTCAAAATTATTTGAGTGCATAAAAGAATTTAACCATTGGAATACAACTCCACCCCAAGTACATCCACTTAAAGGCATAAAATATCCTGTATTACTTCCAAATGTTTGAAACCCCTCATAAATATTACTATTAATTACATCTATTTCTGTATCAGGGACTTGAGAATAAGTATCATATTCATTGTCTATAGCATATTGTGGATTATTAATCGAGAGCTGTTGATTAATAAAAGGATAGCCTGCATCATCTGTTTGAGATTCATTTAAATTATTTATATTTAAAAATTGATTAGGACTCCTTTCTTTAATACATTGAAATTCATTAAAAGCAGGAGCATTTTCTGGGAGAACACCATTAAATTTTTTTGTTACTTCTATATGAGAGCCCCCTACAACAATATATTGCTCAGAATCTACAACATCAAAATTTTCAGGCTCAGACAATACACTTGAATTAAACTCTTCTGTTACTTGATAGTAGTCATCTTTATAAATATATAATGGATTTTCATTAAATCCTGCTACTTTTATATCTCTATCACTATCAACTATATTAATTGCATCTGGAACGATTGAAATGCTTATATTATTATTATCACTATTGCTTGAATCTATAATAGGAATAGCAGGAGATTTATCAACTTCACCATAAACAATGGGGAAAGGAACATTTATATAGTTTCTATTATATGGATTTTTATATCCTGTTTTTGAAATTGGAACTTCTTTTTTAAGTTTGCTTTCAGTTAAATCTTCAATCTCAATTTGTATAGTTTTAGAATCATGTTTTAATTTTTTTATAGTTCCATTAAATATAAGCATACAATCATCTAAATTTTTGCAAGATTGGGTCTTATAATAGACTTCTACACTTTTATTAAGCAAACCCCTTTCAAAGACAAAATCACTAAATCTTTGTCCATTTTGAGGGAAGTTGCTTAAAGTAAATCTAAGTTTATTTATTTGAATATTTTTGTTTCTGATACTAATTGAATCAGTTATATTTGAAAGTTTTAAATCATAATCTTCAAAAAATAGATTATTGTCGAATAATCCTTTAACTGTTGAAATATAAATATCTTCATCTATGACAACTAAAGGACTTATATTGGTTTGTTTTGATTCTACATCTTGGGAGAATTTTGAAGATAAATCTAACATTAACTAACTCCTATA